GGCCCGTGTAGACGCTGGAACATTACAAACAAGCATTCAGCCTGATGGTTTACACTTTAATGCCCAGTTACCAGACACACAGTTGGGGCATGACACATACACAAACATACTAAATGGCAATATCAAGGGCATGTCGTTCGGTTTTAAGATTGCGCCTGGTGGAGATAGTTGGTCAGTCAACTCACAAGGCAACACGATCCACACAATTAACAAAATTGACCAAGTGTTTGAACTGTCGCTGACTCCTATCCCAGCATATACCGAAACAAGTGTGCAAGTGCAACGGGATTTGGCTCAATTTTTATCAAGTAAGAAAGAAGTTGTGAAGATGGCAGAAAAGCCAGAGGAAAAAGAAGAACAATCTGTTGATGACCAAAAGCGGTCAATTGAACAATTACAACAGCAGTTATCAGATTTAAAAGCACAAGTAAAAACAAAGGTTGTTATTGACAAGCCTGAGGAAGAAAAGCGTGACGCTACACCAGATATGGCAAGCGATGAAACTACTGCTCAACCAACACCAGATATGGCAAGCGATGGCACAACCACACAGCCAACATCTGGCGATTTAGTCAGCATGATTGCTACACTTCAATCCGCTATTCAGTCACTCAGCCAACAATTGGCGGCTCAGCAAGCACCATCACAGACAGATGATGATAATCCAGACGACCAAGAGGATGTTGTTTTGGATGAAGCAAAACCAAAGCAAGAAACAGCTGAAACTGAAAAGCGTGATGGAAAACCAGATGAAGTAACTGCGGAACAAGATGTTGAACAAGAAAATAAAAGAGATGGAGCAAAAGATATGTCAAAGAATTTAACAGCAGACAAAGTTGAAGATGAAGAAGTACGTGACTTCAAAGAGTTTTTGAAGACTGGCGAAATTAAGAGAGATTCCGCAGGTTTTGACTCTGCAGCTGGCGAAGCAGTATTGCCTAGCCAAGTATTGGACATTATGAGTCAGCCTAAGGACCCAGCACAATTAGGCGGCTATGTAACTAAAGTTCAGGTTTCTGCACCAACTGGCAAGATTCCTGTTTTGTCTAAAGCGTCTGCACAACTGGTTTCAGCAGCTGAATTAGCTGACAACCCTCAACTTGCAAATGCCTCTTTAACACAGGTCAATTATGATGTTCAGACTTTGCGTGGTTCACTGCCAATTTCCCTTGAAATGACACAAGACTATCCAAATATCACCAGTTTACTGACTCAGTACATTAATGACATTAAGGATCAAACTGAGCAGCACAAGATTGGTGCAGTTTTGCAAACAGCTACTCCAGTTGCCGCTAAAAGCATTGATGATATTAAGGATGCATTCAACGTTGGCTTGAGCAACTACACTGACCGAATGTTTGTTGTATCTGAATCATTCTTTGCCGCAATTGATAAGCAGAAGGATGCTGAAGGTAGGTACCTGTTACAAGATTCCATCACTTCTCCATCCGGCAAACAATTGTTCGGTGCTCCGCTGGTAGTTGTTGCCGATGATGTGCTTGGCAAGTCTGGAGACGCAAAGGCATTCATTGGGAGTGTTAAAAACTTTGTGGTTGAAACTGTTAAGGGCAACATTAACCTGTCTTGGCAGCGTAACGAGAATTTTGAACAGGTACTTTTGGCAGCACTGCGGGCAGACTTTAAAGCTGCTGATACAGCTGCTGGTAAGTTCATTACCTATACAGTACCAACTGCTACAGTAACTACTGCTACCTCTGGCAAATAACTAAGTAAACTGGTCGCCTAAAAAAGCATAGTAGCTTGATTCTAAGCGGCGGCCGAATGGAGGGGTATCAATGGCAGAAACAATAGTAGATCCAAACAAGATTGCTAGTGATTTAATGACCGAGTTAAACCTTGATGAGTCTGAATTGCCAACAATTACCAGTCTGGTAAACACTGCAATCAATATCATTAATAGATCAAGTGATGCACCAGATAGTGATACCTTGACGATTACAGCCATCAAAACGCTCACACAGGCTACATACTATGACCGTGGTTTATCCAATGGTATTCCTAAGGGTCTTCTGATGATGCTGGCACATCTTCAAGCTAATCCACAAAGCAAAGATAGCAGTGATGACAATGGCGACTAACTTTATTCCAAGTGATTTTAGCAAAGTTGTTGAGCTTGGTAGTCCACAATCGCATCGCACGGGAGCCGGTTTGAATATTTCGACCTTTGTTCCCGCTTACTCATTGCACTTCAAACAACAAAAAAGAACGCTGACACAGCAATATCTATTGGTTGGAACACGCTTGGACAATAGCTTAGTAATCATTGTTCGTCACGATGACAGAAATGTTAGTCAACAGCAAGCAAGAATTGGTGGAGTTGTTTATGACATTGCAGATGTTTCGCCTGACGATTCAAACAATGCCATCCGGTACGATTATCTAACCCTTGTTAAAATAACGAAGGGGGCGTAGCGATGGACATGGACGAAGCTCTTGACCAATGGCTTAAACAGGTGAATAAAGCGGCACGGCTGAGCATTAAAGACCAGGAAAAAATAACAAAAGCTGGTGCAGACGTTCTTGCTGACAAACTTCAAGAGACCACCAAAGAAAAACACCCAAATACTAAGGGAGACGGCGGTAAGTATGGACATTTGAGCGAGGACATCAGTAGTGCCGCGGGAGATATTGATAAAGAGCACAATGGTAACTCTGTTGCTGGATTTGGTGATAAGGCATTCGTTGCACGTTTCCTTAATGATGGGACAAAGAAAATTCACGGTGACCATTTTGTGGATAATGCCAGAGATGATGCCAAAGATGGTGTGTTCATGGCTGAAGCCGAGAAGTATAAGGAAATTATCGCCAAGTTGAATGGTGGTGACAGCAAGTGAGTGCAGTAGATGATGCAGTAACAGTGCTGAATCAGGCACATATTGCTGGTATTGACGCTATTTATGGTAATAACTTGCCAAAATCAGAGCTAGACAATGTGAACAAAACAGTTGTTCTTGTCACTGATTCCGCCGATGATCCAGCATCTTTTGGTAATAATGACTTTTGGTCACTAAATCAAGAAGTTGAATTGCAGATTTGGTATTCTCAGTCACTTGAAACTGATCCTGAGGCCATTGAGATAGCCATGATGAAGGCTTTTACTCATCAACATTGGCAGGTAGCAGCGGTTAGACAACGAACATTAGACCCCGATACACAGCAACTTTTTAACACATTTTATTTCAGTAGAACAAAGAACATTGGAGGAATTTAAATGGCAACAGTAGGTTTATATGGTATTGCTTTTGGGTTAGTTGACAGTACCCAGAAGATCATTGCAGATGCAACTAACGGATTAGGTACAGACGGAGTTTATCAGGTTGGGCGCGCAGATCTTGGCGGTAAAACTGCTAACATCACTGGCTTATCAGCCGCACCTGCCAAAATTTATGGATTCAATCAAGTGCAAGACGTGACAATGCCAACAAGCGAACCTTCAGTAGCACTTGACATTAATGATCTGAACTTCCAAATCAAGCAAAAGATTAAAGGGTTTGTCTCAGATGGCAAGGGCGGATATGTTGACGAAAACCTGAAAGCACATGTGGCTTTGCTTATCACGGCGCAAACAATTGATCGACAACATTTTGTTTATTACGGTTTTGGCGATGGCATTTTGACTGAAACTGCAGCTAACATTCAGACTGATACCAATACTGAACAGCGTACTGATGATACACTTACGTACAGCGCTCTTTCCACGATTGCCTTCAACAACCAGCCGTACAAGATTTACAGTGATCTTGATCCTAAGTTTGACAAAGCCAACATGTACAAAGAAGTATTCGGTGGCTATGTATTGCCGGCAAGTTCAACAGCATCTGGCTCCGTAACTTCTGGTAAATAATGCTGACAGACGCAATCTGACACAATTTTATAGCAACAACTGATGAATGGCTCACGAACGTGCGCTATTTTTTATGCTCAAAAGTCGCTTTCTGGTGAACTTGGTGGTGTCCGATTCACCACAGCGACCTTATCAAATACAGAGGATGGTATTACCAATGAAAATTAAA